CAGACCCTATTGTAGAGTTTGCGGATAAACTAAAAAGAATGGGAGATAAAGAAGATTGGAAAGCAGCAAAGGCTATGGAGCCTAAGTTGAGAACTTTCGTACCTGTTGTTGTAAGAGGTGAAGAAGGTGAAGGAGTTCGTTTTTGGGGATTCGGTAAAACTGTATATCAAGAAATTCTTGGTTACATTGCTGACCCTGATTATGGAGATATCACAGACCCAAGTGGTGGTAGAGATTTAACGATAGAGTATAAATCAGCAGAAGAAGCTGGAACTACTTATCCAACTACTACTATTAGAGTTAAACCAAAAGCTACACCAGTAAGCGAAGATGCTGAAAAGGTAACTAAATGGATTGAATCACAAACTGAAATTACAGATTTATATTCTGAATTATCTTATGATGAATTAAAATCAGTATTAGAGGGATGGTTGAACCCAAGTGGTGAAGGAAAAGAAGAAACTGTATCTCAGTCTACTTTATCTCAAAGTACACCTACAACTCAACCAACAAAAGTTGCACCAACTACAACAGAATCTGCAAAGAAAACTGATGATGTAGCAGCAGCATTTGATGACTTATTTAACAACTAAAAACCAATTTAATGGCGAAAAAGAAAGCAGTAAAAGAGCTTGACTTGGCAGATATTCTGGCGGGTGAACTTAACAAACAATCGAAAGATTCCAAAGTAGCATTTTTTCTTAATGATGATGAAGCTCCTACAAATGTAGATGGGTGGATATCGACAGGATGTGCAATGTTGGATGTAGCTGTCTCCAATCGTCCTTATGGTGGTTTACCTGTTGGTAGAATAACTGAAATCACAGGATTAGAACAATCAGGAAAATCATTAGTATCAGCTCACCTCCTTGCGGAAACACAGAAACAAGGTGGTGTTGCTGTTCTTATTGATACAGAAACCGCAGTAAGTAGAGAATTTTTAGAGGCAATCGGTGTTGACGTCTCTAAACTTCTTTATGTAACCGCAGATTCGGTTGAACAAATCTTTGATTTCACAGAAACTATCATTGAGAAAGTTAGAGAAACTTCCAAAGATAAAATAGTAACAATAGTAGTAGATTCAGTTGCGGCTGCTTCTACAACTAATGAATTAGCATCCGATTATAAGAAAGATGGATATGCTACTGATAAAGCTATTATTATCTCGAAGGCAATGAGAAAGATTACCAATATGATTGGTAGACAGAAAATCTCATTGGTATTTACTAACCAATTAAGACAGAAGATGAATGCTATGTTCGGTGACCCTTGGACTACAAGTGGTGGTAAAGCTCTTGCTTTTCACGCATCTGTAAGATTAAGGTTAAAGAATATGGGACAAATCAAGATGAAGGTAAATGGTAAGGATAAGACAGTGGGAATGAAAGTTCGTTGTCAAGTAGTAAAAAACAGAATGGGACCTCCTTTGAGAGCAGCCGATTTTGAAATCTACTTTGACAGAGGGATTGATAACTATGGTTCATGGTTATCTGTTATGAAAGAAAACAAACTAGTAAAACAAGCAGGTGCATGGTATGCATACGTTGATACTGAAACTGGTGAAGAATTCAAATTTCAATCAAAAGATTTTATTCCTTTGATGGATGAGAATACTGAACTTAGAGAACAAATTTATAAAAAGATATGTGAAACAACTATCTTACAATATAAAGGTAATACTCTCGATATCGATGCTATGGAAATAGATACCAAAGGTGCTGGTGTAAATGAATAATTATGGATAGTAAATTATATGAAATGTTAATGAGTAGTGCTCTAGCTGATAAAGCTAAAGCTCTACTTTCATTAGAACTTCTAGGTAATAAGGCAGTTGGTATTGGTGACCATTCTACTGAAGATTTCTACAAAAATGCAGAGGAAGCTCTGATTAAATTAGTAGATGCAGATGATAGAATAGGAGCATTACAAACTTACTTTGACGGAAAAACTGTATTATAATGAAGAAACTTTACAAGAACATTTTAGATTCGGTTGAAACTGATAGAACCCAAAATATCAATAAACACAAGAATTCTCGTGTATTAATTATTGATGGGTTAAATACATTTATCAGATGCTGGTCATCCATTCCTACAATGAATGATGATGGTGACCATGTTGGTGGTGTAACTGGTGCATTGAAATCAATTGGATATGCAATTAGACAAACTCAACCGACTCGTGTTGTTGTAGTTTTTGATGGTAAGGGTGGTTCTACCCAAAGAAAGAAGAAATTTAGTGGATATAAAGCTCAAAGAGATTCTAACAAACTCAGAGTAAATCGTGCTTATAAAGGTATGATGAACGATGAGGATGAGAGAGAATCTATGAAAAGACAATTCGTTTGGTTAAATGAAATGTTAGATGGGTTACCTCTTACAACTATGATATACGATGGTGTTGAAGCCGATGATATCATGGCTTACATATCCACCAAACTTCTCAAGGAAGATGAACAAGCGGTAATCATGTCAACAGATAAGGATTTTCTTCAACTGATTGATGATACGACTATTGTTTGGTCACCTACCAAAAAGAAAATGTACAATACAAAAATGGTAAAAGAAGAATTTGGTATTGAATCAAAAAACCTTTTACTATACAGAGTATTGGATGGTGATAAATCAGATAATATACCTGGTGTATATGGGTGTGGTATTAAAACCGTAGTGAAACGATTTCCTGAAATAACAGAAGATAAGAAATTATCAGTAGATGATTTATTAGAACTTGCTGAGAAAAAATCAGAGGAAACAAAAGGAAAAATAAAAATATACAATGATATTTTAAAATCCAAAAGACAGATATTACTAAATAGGGAACTAATGCAACTAGATGATGTTGATATTAGTGGTAATATAAAGATGAAAACATTAGATAGATTTAACGAACCTATCGAATCCCTACACAAAATGAATTTTATGAAAATTCTATTAAAATACAAAGTAATCGGAAACTTTGGAGATATTAATGATTGGTTAAAAACCACTTTTGGGAATTTAATCACAGAATAATTAGGATATTAAAAATAAATTTCGTATATTTGTATAAGTTTTAAAAAGAGTCAATGCAAGAAAAACAAACAGATACATTATCAAAATATGGACAATCTTTTCAATCAAAGGTTGTATCCTCTCTTTTGGTTGATGGTAAATTCCTAGATACTATTTCAGAAATAACTACCGCTAAGTTCTTTGAGAACGATGCGAATAAGTGGATTATATCTGAAATTTTAGCATATCATAGTGAATATAGAAAACCACCTACCTTAGATGTATTTAAATCTCAGTTATCAAAAGTAGATAACGAAGTTTTAAAGAAAACTGTTGTTGAACAACTACGACACGTTTTTACTAATATTGGTAATGTAGATTTAGATTATATAAAAGATGAGTTCAAAAACTTTTGTATTAATCAAAATTTAAAAGGAGTAATTTTACAATCAGTAGATTTACTACAAGCTGGTTCTTATGATAGAATCAAAGATTTAGTAGATTCAGCTATGAAAGTTGGTACTGAAACCAACTTAGGATTAGATTATATCAAAGATTTTGATTTAAGAGCCGAAGAACTAAACAGAACAACAGTTCCAACTAAATGGGAGCCAATTAATGCACTGATGGATGGTGGATTAGGAGCTGGTGAACTTGGAGTAGTTGTAGCACCTTCGGGTGTAGGAAAAACATGGATTCTCACCGCTATCGGTGCAGAAGCTGTTCGGAAAGGTTTGAGTGTAGTACATTACACAATGGAATTATCAGAACACTACGTTGGTGCGAGATATGATACTGTGTTTACACAAATACCTTCCACAGAATTGAAGGAAAAGAAAGAAGAGGTTAAAGCAAAAATTACAAATCTTAATGGGAAATTATTGATAAAATATTTTCCTCCAAAGGGTGTTTCAGTAAAAAAGTTACAGCAACATATTGAGAAAATGGTTACGTTAGATAACAAACCCGATGTTATCATTGTGGATTACGCAGACCTTCTACTCTCTCACTCTAATAAGTCAGACTCTACTTATGCAGAGCAAGGAGGGGTATATATTGACCTTCGTGGAATGAGTGGTGAATTGGAAATACCAATTTGGACTGCATCTCAAACTAACCGTTCAGCAATTGATTCCGAAGTTATTGAAGCAGATAAGATTGCAGATTCATATGCAAAAGTAATGAATGCAGATTTCATTATGAGTTGGAGTAGAAAATCAAAAGATAAATTGAATGATACTGCAAGAGCTCACATTATGAAAAACAGATTTGGACCAGATGGAATCACATTCCCTTGTAAGATGAATACCAATACAGGTTACATTGAAGTTTACGATAGTACTTCTCCTGATGGTGTAATTGCAACAAAACAATCTGCAAGTGGACAACTTGAAACAAAAAAACTTCTACATAAAAAATATGTAGAGAATATGGGGTAAATGAAATTAGTTGTAGCAGATTTAAATAATAGGGGAATATATAGACCATTGGATGAAATATATGGTGAATATGAAACA